GCACGCGTGGAAGCCATGCCCGCAGACTTCGACGCCGCGATCCGTGGTGTACGTCTTGCCGACTTCGTACCGATGACCCCGGCAAGTGAGGTCGGCGTTGAATCCTTTGTAGGCGAGAACCGGCTTCTGCTTCTTAGCCATGTCAGTGGACTCCGTGCTTGGTGTTTGCGACGTGGAAGCCGTCGGCGATGAGCAGACCGACGACGCTGTTGACCTGCTGATGGAGGAAGCAGTCGAGCGAGTCGCACATCGCGCGGTCGTGAACCCATTCGCGCGCCGCGTCGGTGAGCGGGCTGATGCGTGTCGTGCCCGGGGCTACTTGGGTCACTAAGAAGTCCACACCGTTCTTCATCTCGATCTCCCAACTGCAATTCGTTAGCAACGTGGTGCGCACTCTAAAGCGCCCGCTAATGCTTTGTCAAGCATTTGCTAACTTCGGAGACGAGATAAGCCCAACTGCCTGAAATTTCAGGCGGTCAGGCGGCTACGAGGGAGACGAGTCTTTCGAGGAACGCGCGGTCAATCTCGCCTTTGGCTGCACTGTGCTCGTACACCTCGGCGACGAGGGCTGCGCGTTTCTTGGGGGAGAGGCTGCGATTGTGCCGCTCGAGTTCTTCCTCGATGGCGAGCACAACAGATGCGATGAGTGCGCGATCGGTGCCGGTGAACGGCGTGCGTTCACCGGGCGCCTGGTCTAGCGTCCACTGCTCGAGGCCGAGCTTCTCCTCGATCATGCGGGCGGTCTTTTCTCCTATGGTGCGCGAGTGTTTGCCGGCGCCTGCCAGCTGCGACACGTAGGAGTTGTTGGGATATCCGAGTTTGCGCGCGAGGGCCGACACGCCCCCGTGTTTGTCGATCAGCCTGCGCAAATTCTCGCGTCGTATTGACGCGATGTTGCCTGGCTTCACCACCTGCACCTCCCGGCGCAGTGCTTCGTCGGCGTGAGTAACGGCTTGCATGTGCAAGACATTATTAGCATTCGCTGCATTTTTCAACCTTATTTGCACGCGCCGCTAAGCATCTGCTAACGTGCGTCATCTATTTCACTACACCTGCAAAGCGCAATCAGCGACGTGGATCACACAGAGCAGGGTAATACGTCACATGGTGCCACGGGAGGCACCGATGAGCTAGCAGTTTCTTTATCGCAGCGTCCGCTGCGGTACTTGAGCCTATTCAGCGGCATTGAAGCAGCCACAGCTGCGTGGCACGAACTCGGCTGGACGCCAGTTGCGTTCGCCGACATAGAGCCTTTCCCCAACGCCGTCACAAAAACGCACTACGCAGAAGTACCCAATCTAGGCGACGTAACCAAGATCACCGAGCAGCAGATCCGCGCGCTCGGTCGTATAGACCTCATCGTATTCGGTTCACCTTGCCAAGACCTGTCAGTCGCGGGCAAGCGTGCAGGCCTTCAGGGAGAACGCAGTGGACTCTTCCACGATGCAATCCGAATTATCCGCTGGGCGCGCGTTCACTGCAGCGCCCGATTCGCCCTCTGGGAGAACGTGCCCGGCGCCTTCAGCAGCAACAAAGGTGCCGACTTTGCAATCGTGGTTGGAGAACTGGCGGGTTGCACCGTCACCGTCCCGCCCCGCGGGTGGGGTAACGAGGGCGCGCTCGTCGGACCCGAAGCGCTGGTCGAATGGTCAACTCTGGACGCGCAGTGGTTCAGAGTGGCGCAGCGGCGCCGTCGCGTGTTCGCTTTCGCAGATTTTGGAGACTGGTCCCGTAGACCGCCGGTTCTTCTTGAGCCCGAAGGCCTGCGCGGGGATTCTGCGCCGAGCCGCCAAGCGGGGGAAGGAATTGCCAGCACTCTTGCACGAAGCGCTGGTCACCATGGCCGCTCAAGCCCACGAGGAGACGGACGAGACAACCTAGTTGCTGTTGGCGGAAGCGCTGGTGTAACTCAAATAGCCCCCCCCCGTTGCGAGGTGCCTCAACGCCGGGCGCAACGGACGGATCGATTGGGAAACGGAGACGTTCGTGACGACGTCGCACCGACCCTCGAAACCACCTGCAACGACTACAGCCGAGCCGACGGCTTCGTGATGATCGTCGAGCATGGATGAAGCCAATCGCGTTCAACTGGATGGAGGACCGCAGCTTCCGCGCCGAGGAGGAAGTGACGAACCCGTTGCGCGCATCGCAGACAGAAGCCGTGCTCACACACACACACACACCATGCGCGCACGTAGAGACGATGCCAACGCTTAGAGCCGGCGTATCGCAGGACGGCGCGGGCCATGGTGCGCGCTCGGGCGACAGCAAGGACGAGTACGTCGTGCCGGTGATCGCGTTCGACACGACGCAGATCACGCACCCGGAGAACCGCAGCCGTTGCGAACCAGGCGCGCCGAGCCCGACGCTATCCAAGGCGGGACATCCGCCCACGATTGCGTCACCGCTTCAGGTGCGCCGACTCACGCCGCGCGAGTGTGAGCGCCTGCAGGGCTTTCCCGACGACTACACACACATCGTCCAGACGCACAACGTGCGCACCGGGAAGCCGCTCAAAAAGCCAAAGCCCGCGAAGGACGGCCCGCGCTACAAGGCACTCGGCAACAGCATGGCGGTGCCGGTCATGCGCTGGATCGGCGAGCAGATCGATCTCGCGTTGTGGTGCGAACAGATTCTCTAGGGAGGAATAGTGGGGGCACCCGAATACCAACAATTCCTGCAGCGCAAGCAAGTCATCGATCCGCCGACAGGCCTTGAGAACCTACCGGCGCTGAACCCGGCGCTCTTCGAGTTCCAGCGCGACATAGTCGGCTGGGCGCTCAAGCGCGGGCGCGCGGCGATCTTCGCCGACTGCGGCATGGGCAAGACGGCGATGCAGCTGGAATGGGCGCGCCACGCCCCCGAGCGCGTGCTGATTCTCACGCCGCTCGCCGTCGCGCCGCAGACGATTGCCGAGGCGCAGAAGTTCGGTATCGCTGACGTTGGCTACGCGCGCAGCCAGGCGCAGGCCAACGAGCGCATTGTCGTCACGAACTACGAGATGCTCGAGCACTTCGATCCGGCAACCTTTGATGCCGTGGTACTGGACGAATCCTCGATCCTCAAGGCGTACGACGGTAAGACCCGCACGCAGATCATCGAGGCCTTCGCCAAGACGCCGTTCCGCCTCGCGTGCACCGCGACGCCGGCACCGAACGACTATATGGAACTCGGCAACCACGCCGAGTTCCTTGGCACGATGTCCCGCGCCGAGATGCTCGCCATGTTCTTCGTCCATGACGGCGGTGAGACGCAGAAGTGGCGCCTGAAAAGGCACGCCGAGGGCGAGTTCTGGCGCTGGCTGTGCAGCTGGGCAGTGATGATCCGCAAGCCATCAGACCTAGGCTACGAGGATGGCGGGTTCGTATTGCCGGCGCTCAACATGCACGAGCACGCTGTTGCGAGCAGCGTAACCAGTATTGCAAGCACCCTGCAGGAGCGCATCGCCGCACGCCGTGAGTCGGTGACCGAGCGCGTTGCTGCTTGCGCGGCTCTCGTCAATGCGACCAACGAGCCGTTCCTCGTCTGGTGCAACCTGAACAGCGAATCCGAAGCGCTCACCGCTGCCATTCCCGGCGCGGTGGAAGTGAAGGGGTCCGACAAGACCGAGCACAAAGAGAGCGCCATGATGGGCTTCTCGCGCGGTGAGATCCGCGTGCTAGTCACCAAGCCCAGCATCGCCGGCTTCGGCATGAACTGGCAGCACTGCGCCAACGTCGCGTTCGTCGGTCTATCGGATAGCTACGAGCAGTTCTACCAGGCCGTGAGGCGCTGCTGGCGCTTCGGCCAGAAGAAGCCCGTCAACGTGCACGTCATCACCGCCACGGCCGAGGGCGCCGTGGTCGAAAACATCAAACGGAAGGAAGCCGACGCGATGAACATGGCCGCCGCGATGGTGGATCACATGAAGGATCTGAACGCCGACGATATCCGCGGAACGACGCGCCAGAAAGCCGCCTACGAGCGCGACATCGCGACGGGCGAGCGCTGGACGCTGCACCTCGCCGACTGCATCGACGTGACGCGCGAGCAGCCGGACGACAGCCTGCACTACAGCATCTATTCCCCACCTTTCGCGTCGCTCTACACCTACAGCAACAGCGATCGCGACATGGGCAACTGCAAGGACGCGGACGAGTTCATGGAGCACTACCGCTTCCTCGTGCGCGAGATGTACCGCGCGACGATGCCCGGGCGGCTCGTCTCGTTTCACTGCATGAACCTGCCGACGAGCAAGACGCGCCACGGCTACATCGGCATTCACGACTTCCGCGGTGACCTGATCCGCATCCACCAGGAAGCAGGCTTCATCTATCACTCCGAGGTGGTGATTTGGAAGAACCCCGTCACCGCCATGCAGCGCACGAAGGCGCTCGGGTTGCTGTGGAAGCAGCTGAAGAAGGACTCGGCGATGTCGCGTCAAGGCATCCCCGACTACCTCGTCACGATGCGTAAGCCGGGCGACAACCCGCAGAACGTGGCGCACACCGCCGAGGACTTCCCCGTGCAGCTGTGGCAGCAGTACGCTTCGCCCGTGTGGATGGACATCAATCCGTCCGACACGCTGCAGTTCCGCAGCGCGCGAGA